GAAGCAGCCATGAGGGATAAACCCGTCATCGCGACAAGGTATGGTGGACCGAGTGAATATCTTCAATCACCCTACATGATTGACTGTGAACTTCAAGAGTTGGAGAATGATGACTTTCTCTTCAAAAAGGGAATGGTTTGGGGTAAACCAAACTTTGACCAACTCTTGGAATTCATGGAAGATGTCTACAACAAAAGACTGACCCACATGGATCATTCGTACACAAGAAATCTCATGTCACGAGAGAACATCTTAAAAGAATTCGGTGTCAATGTAGTTCGACGCGAAGATGAGAAGACCCATTAAGATTGTTCCAGACATGACAGAACCACGCTGAGCGACAAGGAAGGCGACAATGTCATCAATGATTTCGATGTTTGTTGGTTTTGTGGCGAAGCGAGGAACGGTGACACTTGTGATGATGTATAGAGACATCGCTATTATTACAGGTCTAAGCGTATCCTGATCAAACATTTATAGTAACTGTGATTTTAATTTGTCAGAAACGTTATGCTTTCGGCAGTAACTTCCGCATATAGCTTTGAATTTGCACCTCGATCCAGACATTGTCATCGCTGTGCAAATTGAATTCTTCACTTGAACCCTAGGCTCCTCAGGAATCGTATCGATAAACATGATCGTACGTTCACTCTTCTTTTTTGCATGTTGCTCGTATCGCCTCTTCATGACCCATGTCGCGTTTGCTAGGTGTCGACACTTCTCATCAGGTTCAGCAAGGCGATACATTTTGGTTGCATCACCAAGGCACTTGTTCCACATTTCATCTTGAATGATCTCCATGGTTTAGTTTCTTGTATTTACCAATATGAACGCTTCACTTAGGTATTTTTTTCCTTGAATATTACAAAGTAGATGTTTTACCTTTACCTAGCTATTGCCGTCTTCTTGTTATACACACTGGCCAAGAACAGACGTGTTGTGGCGAGTGCATCTTTAGATAAACTTATACGCCAGTCAGCACGATACGCGACAGCTTCGCAACAAGATTCTTCGCCGCTCATCGCGACACTTCACGCAAATTATGCTGCAGCCTATCTTTACGCAGCCAAAGACATCGCATCGGACAGTCAGATCCATAACGCAACTGGTGTCGATGTTGTCAAGTTCAAGGAACATATTGTTAACATCCAAGATATGGTGACCAAAAAGACTGTCGAGAAATGTCCGGAATTTTCCGGTGAAGTTGACCTATACCTCGCTACTATTGCTGGTGAAGCGTAATCTGACAGTCCTGCATCGTCTTCACGTGATCACCTTCATCGTTGCGAACATTCTCGAAGACGTCATAGAGATTGTTGACATCGTCGTAGTAATTTGAAGCCACAGCTGGAGGCTTCTCGAGGGAGAGACTCGCTCCATTCTGTTTGAGGAACTCGTCATAGGTATGATAGGCGTGTTCCTCAACCTGCTCGGACAAATTATAGGCCATCCTCGGTGACACGACATACAATAGACAGGTCAGCCAGTAATATGCGAAGGCTGTGTGCTGTGCGAAGAATCGATCCACGAAACGCTCATCACCACCCAGATCTTCCATGATAAGGAGATGGTGGTACTCGTTCATGGTCTGATCAAAGTGTGTCTCCAAGAAGTCAGCCTTCCGCCACACACCGAAAGTCTCGTAGAGATGTAGAACCGATACAAATGAAAAGTATGGTACACGAGCGACCGTCTCAAGGACATAGAACCGAGCATAATCCCGATCCTTGTACACCTTGTCGATAACATTCACGGCCGACTTGACGATGGTCTTGTTGATACGCTTCTCAAACCTACGAGCAGTGTTTACGTGGGGTTGAACAGAGGCGAGGGTGAGCATATTATACCTAATTACCAGATTTTTAAGTATGGTGAGAGTTAAAGGGCTGTTCTATAACAAGAATATGATTAGTGTTTATATACTTACAAATCCATCTTTCCCTGAAATTAAAATTGGATTTTCTGGTAACGTACAACAGCGTTTATGTATTTTGAATTCTTCGGTTCCTAATCGTTTTAATGTTCATTATTCAAGAGAGTTTTTGGACCGGGACGTTGCTCGAGAAGTGGAATCTAAACTACATGATAAATTTCGAGAATATAGAGCCAGTAACGGTGAATTTTTTCGCATTGACCCGGAGAGAGCTGCAATCGAATTGTATCACATCAGCAACGATGCAACCTAAGTTAGAGTTTTGAGTTGTAATAAAACCAAGAAAATATGGAGAGTGTCCAAAAGCTCACCCATATCGAACACATTCTCAAGAGACCTGACTCCTATGTCGGTCCAGTTGAGTTGGGTACAGAACCCTACTGGATCCTCAATGGTTCTACCTTCACCAAGAAGAACTTGAAGTACTCCCCAGCCCTCTTGAAAATCTTTGATGAGATCTTGGTCAACGCCATCGACCGCAACTCCCTCCACCCCAAGCAGGTCAACTCCATATCCATCACCATCGATAAGGATGTGGGTTCAGTGACCATTGAAAACAATGGACCCCTTGGTGGTATTGGTGTCCGCATGCATGAGAAGGAAGGTCTCTGGAACCCCGAACTTGTCTTTGGTCACCTTCTCACGAGTACCAACTATGATGACTCCAAAAAGCGGATCGTCGGGGGTCGCAACGGCTACGGTGCCAAATTGGCGAACATCTACTCGAGTGATTTTTCGATCGCTATCAAGGATCACGAGACGAAACAGGTGTACACCCAATCCTGGTCGAAGAACATGACTGTCTGTGACCCACCAAAAATCAAAAAACATTCGGGTGCTACGTCGTCCGCCTCTATCACGTTTACACCCGAGTGGAAGAGGTTCGGGATGTCCAAGATGGACGATACCATCTACAAGATTTTCCAAAAGAGAGTTTGGGATGCCAACATCTGTACCACCCAAAACTGTAAAGTGAAGTTTAACGGTGATGTCCTTCCCAAACAAAACTTTGAAGCCTATGCCAAGATGCACGAAGGTATTGACCAGGTTGCATCTGTATCTGGGGACCGTTGGTCAGTATGCATCGGACCGTCTACCGATGGGATGGAACAAGTCTCTTTCGTGAATGGTCTCTGTACCATGAAGGGTGGTACTCACGTCGATCACGTGGCGAACATCATCGCCAATGGAATCATTGATGATATGGCGAAGAAGATTAAACTGAAACCCCAACAGGTGAAGAATGCCTTTACGATCTTTGTAAAGGCGACCCTCGAGAACCCCAACTTTTCCAGTCAGGTGAAGTCTGAGTGTACCTCGAAGTCTCCAGACTTTGGTTCGAAGTTTGAACTCCCCAAGACATTCGTTAAGAATGCTCTCAAGACCGGTATCGCTGATGAACTCATGGCACTCTCGAAGTTCAAGGAGATGAAGGAACTCAAGAAGACTGATGGTGCCAGAAAGTCCAAGATTACTGGTATCCCCAAGTTGGATGATGCGAACAAGGCTGGTACAGCACAATCTGGAAAGTGTACACTCATTGTCACAGAGGGTGATTCGGCAAAGACGCTCGCTGTCGCTGGTCTCTCGGTAGTGGGTCGAGACCACTATGGTGTCTTCCCACTTCGGGGTAAGTGTAAGAATGTTCGAGACTCTTCAGTGGCACAGTTGACCTCCAACCAAGAGTTCAATGATCTTAAGAAGATTTTGGGTCTCCAACAAGGAAAGGAGTACACGAGTGTTTCGGAACTTCGCTACGGTCGCCTCATGATTATGACGGATGCAGACAATGACGGGTCCCACATCAAGGGTCTCATCCTCAATATGATCCATTACTTTTGGCCCAGTCTTTTGAAATTGAACTTTGTGGTGTCGATGGTGACACCAATCATCAAGGCTACGAAGGGTTCTGACACCAAGTCTTTCTATACCGACTCCGCGTTCCGGGCATGGTATGGCAATGGCAAGGCTGGATGGCGAATCAAGTACTACAAGGGTTTGGGTACTTCCACGAGTGCTGAAGCTCGTGAGTACTTCAAGAAGATTCAAGATCTCACTGTGAAGTTTGATATGGACACAATGACTGATGACTCCATTGTTTTGGCATTTGATAAGAAGAAGGCGGATGCACGCAAGTCCTGGCTTCTCGAGAGTACTGCCAGAGAAGCTGGTCAACTCGAGGTTCCCTACGGTGACATCAAGGAGTTGGATATCACAGACTTTGTACACAAGGACCTCGTGAATTTCAGCCTTGCCGACTTGAAGCGTTCTATCGCTCATGTGGCAGATGGTCTCAAACCTTCTCAGCGTAAGGTGATGTATTCGTGTTTCCAGAGGAATCTTACAGGAGAAATGAAGGTGGCACAGTTGGCAGCCTACGTAGCTGAAAAGAGTGCCTACCACCATGGTGAAGTTTCTCTCGCAGAAACGATCGTCAAGTTGGCCAACGACTACACGGGTTCGAACAACATCAATCTTCTGGAGCCCTGTGGTCAGTTCGGTACACGGCTCATGGGTGGTAAGGATGCGTCCCAGACGAGGTACATCTTTACGAAGTTGACAAAAGAGGCGAGGAAGTTGTTTGATCCCAGGGATGACGCCATCCTCAACTACCTCGATGATGATGGTCGCACGATCGAACCGGACTTTTATATGCCTACTCTACCCATGGTTCTCGTGAACGGGACGGAGGGTATTGGAACGGGATTCAGTTGCTATGTGCCACCTTTCAATCCCGATGACATCAAGGAAAACATCAAGAGATTCCTATGTGGTGAAGAGGTTGTACCCATGAAGCCATGGTTCAGGGGTTTCAAGGGTAAAGTGTTCAAGGATGAAGCTGGTCTGTGGATCACAGAGGGTACTTGTAGAGACACGGGTTCCAGGCTCAAGGTTACAGAGCTCCCACCGGGGCGATGGACCCAAGACTACAAGGAATATTTGGACTCGTTGGCGGAAAAGAAGATGATCACGGGCTATACGAACAACAGTACAACCGATGATGTAGACTTTGAAATCTTCGGATACTCAGGGAAAGATATCGTCAAAGATCTCAAGATGCGGAAGACCTTCCATGTTTCAAACATGCACCTGTTCCACCCCACCAAGGGCATCAATAGGTACGGGAGTCCAGAGGAGATTCTTCAAGACTTTGTGGAACTCCGACTCGAACACTACAAGAAACGAAAAGCCCACCTCATCAAGGTTCTCGAAGCTAGGGCTATCATGTGTGACCACAAATCGAAGTTCGTGTCGATGGTTATCGAGGAGGAGTTGATTGTGTTCAAGAGGAAGAAGGTGGAACTTGAGAAGGAGATGTCTTCGATCTTCCCCAAGATTGATGGAAACATGGACTATCTCCTCAACACGAAGACTGTTGAATACACACAGGAGCGTGTTGAAGCTCTCATGAAAGAAGCGTCACAGGCGAAGAGAGAGTTGGAGGCAATGTTGAAAACGAGCCACATCGACATGTGGAAGATGGACATTAAAAATATGTAAACCATTAGTAAGATGCCCACCTCCAGTGGTGCCGGTGTATCCCTTAACGCCATCGGCAAACAGGAGTCATACATATATAGCGACAATGTAGATGAGTCTATTTTTAATTATGATTTAAAGAGGCATTCCAACTTTACAAAGTTTCATAGAACTACGATCGTCAACAAGAGTCCCACGTCCCCTACATGGCCCTTCAATGAACGTATCAAGGTAACCTTCAATCCTCAGAATATGGGTGATCTTCTGAGTAACATGTACATACTCATTAAACTTCCTGGGTTAACAAATGGGCAAAATTATGCTGACCAAGTGGGTCGGCACCTCATTAAATCTGTTACTATGCGTGTAGATGAAATCGAGGTTGAAAAAATTTACGACGATTGGATGGTCATACACGATGAAATGTACCTCGAAGTTTCAGAAAAGGTTGCGAACCGTTTCAATCTGAACCGCATGTTGGGTTTCGATACGACCACATCAAATGGTGCCTACGCGACATTGGATTCTGAAGTCATCATCCCCCTCCCATTCTTTTTTTCGAGGAAATACTCCAGTGACGAATACCCTACGAATGAACCAAACAGGCCATTCTTTCCATTGTGTGCCATTCATAAACAGAAAATTGAATTTGAGTTTGAGTTCCATACACAGACGTTTTTTACGTCGGCACCAAACCCGATTATCCTCGACAGCTTTAAAATTATCACAGAAGAATTTACAATCGATCCAGATGAACGCATTTATTTAAAGAATCAACCATACACGATGATCACTGATGTAGTGAAGAAACACCCAACGTCGCAGACCGTTTCAGGAGTCGACAGTATACGAACCAATCTCGTCCCCAATAACCGAGTCAAATCATTGCACTGGTTTTTGAGAAACACGGAATTTGAAAATGTAAACATAGCCACCTTCGAGCCACAATTCGACATCTTTAAAATCTATGCCAGAGACTGGAATGGTCCTTTCACCTTAAAGAATATTTCATTTTTTACCACTCTGACACAGGGGGGTGTGACTACATTCTCTCGTGTTGGTTTTAGTGAAGAACCTGTTATATATGGTAATAACGTAGCCGGGACCGAAAAGGTTGGAGAGTTTTTTTCAACGGAATACAACATCGTACCATGGGAAACCGATCCGGTATTGCGTGTTCCAATCATAACAGTAAAGCTACCCACCAACTCTTTTATCGAGAAATTCACCTTTGAGTTTTACACTAAATCATCATCATCATCATCGGCATCCGGCGATGATGATGGAAAAAGATTCACGAACATACCAGGTTTCGATATCGTGAAGAATAACGAGAGAAATCCAATTCTCATGACATCCGAAAAAATTACAAACTTTGTAAGCCTTTCTCAGGAAACATTCACACAGTCCTATAGCATCGACCTCGATACATCTGAATTCAGGGTACCAGATGCAAACTTCTCAGACTATTACTACATTCAGAATCGATTCAACTTTTCGACGACACCAGATTTCGACGAAACCTTCACCTTCTTCAACCCAGTCATGAAAAGTGCTAAATTTTTTATTCAGGGAGTTGATCTACCAAATATTTCAAGTACTACGGATTCGTACTACAAATACATGATACCATATCAAAAACGTCTATCTAAACCCGTGAGGAACATATACACCTACTCATTCGCGATTAACCCCATCAATGTCAGTCCATCCGGAAGTCTGGATTTTAGTGACATCCAATCAGAAAGAACAACCCTCGAAGTAACCCTTCAACCTGATCTTACTGACGTATACACACTATACATCTACTACACCGGTTACCAGACATTCAATTTCGAAAACGGTTTCATGTCACTCGTTTACTAAAAAGGGTATCCTTATTTTTTGAGATGTAGTCGATGATTCGATTCTTGATACACCATTTGATGAAGTTCAACTGAGCGATAGTCGTTTGAACTTCATGAGATGTCCCCGGAATCGTATATGTGAATTTTTCAGACCGAGCAAAGGGGTCAAACAATTTTTTACTGTACCCATCAAGACTCGACTTGTAGGCACAGTGTACAGTGAATAGACGACCATTGGACGTCGTATAGGAAGTATGATTTTTTTTCGCATAATTCGTGATGAACCATTCGATGTTTCTAAGTGATATACCACCGGACTTGTCTAGGATACCCAGTAATGTAGATTTATTCTTGTCATCGGAATAGAACTCGTTTACGGAAGATAGCAGAATGTCTGTTTTACTCATGTCTTCTATAATACAGAATTGAAATCTATAAGCCCCTTATTTTCAACCTCTCCTGACGTGGTGGATGAGATTTCATCAATAAATTCGATCGTGTGTTTTCGAACCAATTGACTGTGGTGATGTTTACAGTAACCATCACACCTTGCCTTGAGATTGCATCTAGACATATTCTTCTTCAGACCCCTACAGGTGTTATCTTCTTCAACGGGAGCATCGCGTAACAGAACACTATACGGAATACTGTAATTCACAGAGACGACTCGTAGGTAATCACTATAAGAACCATGAATCGATCGTGCCTTTTCTGTAAACACGTTCTTTGCTTCTACCAAATCAGCCTTAGAAGTCTTTGATACTTCGCGTTGTTCTTCCTTGAGTTTTCGAATTTCATCTTGAAGTAGAGACCTTTGCTTTTGATGCTCTTCCTTGAGGTCGTCTATGATCTTCTTAGTGGCATCCTTGGTATTGTTCTTGTGATTCAGAATCTCATTTTTGTATTCCTCTTTCGCCTTTTTCAAAAGTTCGTTGTACTCACCCTTAATGATCTTTGTTTGTTCTTCGACAGCCTTTTTTACTTCGTCGCGGAACAAGGCATTAAGTCTCTCGTCCATCTTAATACTGTATCAATCGTAATTTTTAAATACCTCATCGTATGTCAACTTGTCGGAACGAGCAGCCTTGATCCTTTCTCGAAGTTCGGCAACCTTACCCACAGTATCGAGATTATATTTCTTACACTCTTCGATGAGTTGGTCCTTCTTCATACCACTCAGTGCTGGTTCTCTCTTTTTGGGTGGTGGTTTATGTTGAGCGATTAAGTCACCGAAGATTTCAGTCCTTGGGTTTTTCACGAGGGGTTCCAGAAGATCACAAATTGGATTCAAGAACTTGTTGGTGAAGTAATGGTGGTAATCGACAGGGATATCATTTTCCCTCATGAATACCGGATCTTCCGCCTTTTCGTAAGCCTTCGCCTTCGGGTTATCCGTTTTCACAAGAATGTACGGTACTCGATCACCAGATTGTGGTTCGGATCCAGGCTTCCTTTCACGCATCTTGTCCCTAACCCGAACATGGGGCAGGTTCGGATTTTTATAGGAATCTCCCAACTGCTGTGAAAGTATGAGTTTATCAACGGGAACTTCACCTTCTAGAAGATTGATCGCTCGCTCAAGAGCCAATTGTTTCGGGGGTCCTGGATCACTACTTTCTAGTACGACATCCAGAAGTTCCTTGCATACTTCACGAACGAACACTGTGTTGTCACGACGCACAACCTGGAGTCCCTTGATGTCGATGTAGTCCATATTCATCTCACCCTCTTTGTCCCTGGTCCATAGCTTGGCAGCGTAACGCTTCTTACTGTACAGAAAGTACGGAC